TGCCTTGGGCAATTCCTTCTTTTATTTCCATACAAGTGTGGCATGCCATGTTCAACGAGCAATTCGGTGCTCTGAATCAGCTGCTGCAAATGGTTGGTTTAAATTCCATACCATGGCTTAGCGCTTTTTGTCGGTTAATCTCGAGGGGAACCATGGCAGCCCGATCTAGAAGTTTTGATAACCGTGCGAACTTTACTGGTACTTACCAGAATGTTTCGCTTGGCACCACTACTACTAGGTCACTTGCCACGGGGCTCAATGGGACTTGCGATGATACCGTCGGTAACTACCCAAATCCAAATGGGTTGTCTATCACTCGGTTGAATCGTCAGTATCCAGGGCTAGACGGAAAGCGTTTTAACGCTGTAACTGGTGTTCTTGAGCGGCAAATGAATAATTTTCCGCTTGGGAGTCATCCAGGGCCCGTCGATCCACGCTCGGCCTTTCCAGCATTGACTGCGCTGGCTAAGTCCAATTATGCGTGGAATATCCTTTCAAAAGCAAATCCGTCAGCTCCAGACGTTAGTCTGCCTACGACTTTGCTTGAGTTAAAGGATATCCCTTCTCTGATGCGCTCTTGGTATGGTCTCTTTGCGAGGCGCCCAAGAGGTCTTACCGGACGTCTTTTGGAAAGACGAAACGGGGACCTCACTTATCGTGGGTACCTTCCGCCGCAGTGGGCTCTAATTTTGAGCCGAACTCCGGAGATCATCGCGAGCGGCCACTTAACGTGGCGATGGGCAGTAGCCCCGTTCATTAGAGACATGCGTACTCTTCTTGATCTCCAATACCTTCTTTCTAAGAGGGTTGCGGAACTTAAGAAGTTGTACACAGGTCGAGTAATCAGACGGCGGGTGCAGCTTGGCAAGAACAGCTCCCAAACTGTTCAGACTAACCAAATTTTACATTCGGAAGGTCTGGTCATTAAGGGTACTCGATTTATCCGATACACCGAAAGTGTATGGGGGACAGTCAAGTATAAGGCACCCCAGCAGCTTAATGTTGCGATGCTTCATAATGAAGCAAAGCTTCGGTCGTTTGCCTATCGGCTAATTACCGGCATTAACACTCATGGGGCTCTTGCTACGGCCTGGGAACTCATGCCCTGGTCGTGGTTGGTGGACTGGTTCACCCAGATTGGCACCGTTATTAACGCTACCAATAATACTCTGGGTCTTGTCCACTCCGATTGCTGTTTGATGCGTCACACTTCAAGTGAAACAACAATAGTAATCGACAATGCTGCTAGTGAGTCTTGGGCTCGTCCTAATAGGGACTACCTTGAGACTTACGAACGGAAGGAACGATTTGTCGTTGCTCCCGTGCTCCCGTTTGCGCCGACGTACCTTCCGATTTTTACTCGGAAGGCGGAGTTGATTCTTGGCTCACTTCTTATTTCGAGAGTGCGGCCGGGTGAAACTCTTGCGAGATCACTGACCAAGCTCTTATATAGAAGGTGAGCGCCTCATTATGGCCGTTTCAGATCCACTTGTTATTACCATTGCCGGAAATGCCAAAAACCTGAATAAGATTAATCAGGATTCTTATGGCTCTGAATTTCTCCTTCGGGAGACTCTTCAGGAAATCCGGGCCAAGATTCGCCACTCGACCACAAAGGCCGATGCGAATGGCGTGGTGTACGATCGTCACAACTGTGAAGTCACAGTTACGGTCTTCGCCACCCCCTCTGTCCCTGAATACCATGACAAGTTTTACTTTGTCATGGAACGCAAGGCCAGCCAAACCGATGTCGATATGCCTGACGCCGTTGCGGATCTGATGATCGCATCTACTGATGCGTTTCTTCTGAAACTCAATACGTGGCAGACGTAAAGCTTTGGTTTGGGGTAATATCGGGTCTGCGGACATAGCGTGGATACACACGAAAGGAAACTTCCCTGTGTTGAAAAGCCATGTCGAGGCAATCGTCAGCATATATGAAGCCCTCTTCGAGGACCTCACATATGCACTCCCGCAATTGAAGGCTGATCTCCAGACGGATCTGGATCGCCTTCGCCGTACCGCGCGTTCGCGCGGGATCACAACTTTCGTTGTTGATCTCCCCTTAATTGGCAAACATCTTGATCGATGTCTTGCCAAAGGCCAACTCCTTCCCGCTGTTCTTCCCTTAATGGGTAAGCGCAAAGGGTCAGAGTACCCCAAGTTTCTTGGAGGACTCTATGAGTTGATCTTTGGGGTTGACGGTAGTCTGAAGAATGACGCTAATGTTGAGGCGATAATCTTTCTTCGCCAGGTGTTTTACCTGTGCAAGAAAGTGCCTCTCACATTCTCTGAGACTGCTTTACGAACTTCTGTTCGTCAACTGGTTGAAGAGGACGCGGTTCTCCCTGAGCCCGATGGTTTCTGGCTCGAGAACAACCCACCTACTTGTATGGCGCGTGTAACCTTTTCGGGTTTTAGCCGAAGTCGTTACTATCGCCAGAAGGTTTGTGCGGAGGGCAATCCAAGCCCCGCGTACGCCGTTCTAGGCTGCTTAGACGTCGTGTCTAAGTTGCTTAACGCATCGCTCGGAGATTATAATCCTCGAGAATGGCGTTTCAGACATGGCCCTGGAGCGATCTCCCAAGCATCTGGAACAGTCAATAAGTACCATTGGTACGGCTGGTCCGAAGCTTTGGAATCCGTGTACCCGATCGCTGATCATGGTTTCCATAATCACGCGAGTTGGGCAGGCTCGACACTTTCGATTGGCTTGGACGATCAATACGTCCCTACCTCTCGTCTTGTGGCCGTCCCTAAGACCTACGAAAAGCCGCGCTTAATAGCGGCCGAACCTTCCGAAAATCAGTTCTGCCAGCAAAATCTCTGGCGGTACTTCAGGACTCGATCAATCCTTGGTTGGATTGGTGACTTTGTTCGTTTTAACGATCAAAGTCTTAATCAGAGTCTCTGTCGGAAGGGGTCTATTGACGGTAAACTCTGCACTATCGACTTATCGTCGGCTAGTGATAGAGTTTCGTGCCACGCTGTTGGGAATTTCTTTAGATCCAATCTGGGTCTATTGAATGCCCTTCGTGCGACACGTACCCGAATGCTCAAGCAGAGACTTGATCAGTCTCTTCCTGAGGTCTTGAACCTTAAAAAGTTCTCGACTATGGGTAGCGCCTGTACCTTTCCAGTTGAGTCCTTGATCTTTCTAGGAGTTGCGCTAAGTAGCGTTCTAGTCAAACGCGAGTTAGCACCGACTCTGAAGAATATCAAGTCGCTCGAAGGAGAGGTGGCCGTCTTTGGTGATGATATTATCATCCCCTCAGACTGTCGGGAGCTGTGCCAAATCACTCTGGAGTCTTTAGACTTCAAAGTCAATTCCGACAAGTCATTCTCTGAAGGTTTCTTTAGAGAGTCTTGTGGTCTTGATGCCTATAAAGGGGTCGATGTAACGCCCATTTATCTGCATGAACTTTGGCCGGACACCCCTGAGTCAATCGTTAGCTTGGTTGATACTGCAAATAATTTTTATTCATTATTTTACTTGCAGGTCGCTAAGCGCATCGAATCAACTCTGCCGTCATCTTTGATGACTGTATCAGTTGACTCAGGGATTCTAGGGTTTAAGTCTCGAGTCGGTACGCGATTCCCGCGGAAACGCTGGAATACCGCTCTGCAACGAGACGAGGTCCGCGGTTTAGCTTTAAGCTCTACTGCAAGGACCACTTCCCCAGAGGATGATTCTCTGTTACTTCAGTACTTTACTGAGGCCCCAAGTCCATACGAAAGTTGGACGGCAGGCGTACGAGAGAATCCGCATCTCAAACTGAAGATGCGATGGGTGGATATCTCCGAATGCGTTTCATCAACGGATTCTTGATATCTGAGGGAGG